CTGGTGGAATGCTGGATTTTTAAGAACATGAGTTCTTATCATCTCCCATAAATCCCGTCGACCTGAAATTCCATCGAGTGTATCAAATTCACAAAAATCATTTTCATCATAGTTTTTCCGGAACGGCACCTCACGTCCTTCCATTTTGTACTTTTCTTCATTAAAACGTTTGACTATATGATTTTGTTCTCCATTTGTGATTGGCATCTCAAACACGTACACGTGGTACACGTTATTAACACCCTCTGAATCTCTGAAGGAAAAACTGAAATAGGAGTAGCTTCCCTTTTTCAGATTTATGATCCCACGGGTTTCCTCTTCGAGTTCGCGAATTGCGCATCTGAGAGGATTGAGAATTTCCCTGCGTCGGCACCCACCGGTGACGAACGTCCATTCCTTGTACCGTCGATCATGAACGAGTAAAAACTTTGGGGGACCTCCTTCACATTCCCTTGTTACGGGAACTGCTATACTCTTGTGGCGCTCCATCGGATCCATGATCCGTCTCTACTCTCTCCTGATCAAAATAATTCGCAAGGTTTCGCGTGCTCGGATCATAGCTAATCAAAAACACAAGGCCGATGAGAAGCACCCATGGCCATAATTGGCCCATCTATTAGTAACCGTCGAAGAAAAGATGTTCGACTGAAAGTTCACGCTCTGGTTCAGTCTCAAACCAGTGAGTTATTCTCTCCCTGAGAATATCAAGTCTTTTGGCCCAAGGTCTGCCATCATCGATGAGCTTATTTTCTTTTGTCCAACACCCCCTATGCTTCGTATATGCATCGGGGTTAAACCTGATCATGACCATCGGTCTGCACCCTAACCCCTGAAATATGCTCATTAGCCTTTTGTTGTCACACGATGTGTCATATGATTTGTGTTGGTTCTCGTCAATCTCTATAACAATTATATGAGACCCTCGATCTAATACAAAGTCTGGTCTATATGCGTGACACTCAACTCGTCTGTCGTGCGTGATGTCGCATTCCGGGAATGTCTTTTTGAGAAATTCATATACGGCCATCTCACGGGTCTTGAATCGCCTGGAGGTGGGGGCGTCCGGGATCATATACACCGAACAACGCGCGCAGTATCCTTGTTTGTTTCCTGTTAAAATTATGTCACACATAGGTGTTTTACACCGTGGGTTCCTAACGTCAATCATTTCTGGACTTTTATGCTCTCTACAGTACATACCCGTATTGGAACCTGGCAAACCGAAAACAGGAACCGTGAAACACCCATCGTGTCGACATTTTGCCGTTTTGACGTTCATCATACCGGCCTGTTTATGTTTTAGACAAAATAAACCCTTTTTATTAGGCCACGTGTTATATATAGCCCGGCGTCCACATCCATCGTGATTACACTTGTCGCACAATACGTCAATCATCCCTTCAAGTGTGTGTTCTTTGCAAAAACGTGCTCTTGTTTCTCCACCTGTGTTAAATGTTGGTTTCTTCGTGCACCCTTCGTGTTCACATGGGCGCTCACGCAAGTTCAACATGCCGTTGAGGCGATGGGTCGCACAAAATCTCCCGAATAAATCTTCACGAAAATTGAAACATGGCTGCGTCATGCAATTCTCATGCTCACATTTCAGACTCTTTACATTCACCATTCCAGGTTCTTTATGATATGCACAAAGCACACCACGTTTATTACCTGGGATGTTGAAAAATGGGCGCGTGTCACAATGAGCGCATCTCGGGTGATTATCGTCCGGCTTCCTGAGCCGCCGAGTCTTCAAGCGGCACTTGAGACACACTGTACACGTGCGTCCAAATTTATCAAAAAATTGGCCGAGCTCCTGGGGTCCGCGAGAACATGAACTGCATCTCTTGGTCTCCATTTTATAGTATGGGTACTGTTCTTTATGCAAGAAAAAAATCTAATTCGCGTACATAACGCTCGCCATCCCCTTCTGGATGCGCAGAACGTTGTAGTTGACTGCGTACAGGTACGGCTGAGAGACGGCCGCATTTGCGAGAGCGCCCAGACCGCCGGTCAGCTCCACGGGCGTAATCAGGCGGTACGTGTCAATACGTGAGAAGTTGAGGGTGCCCGTAGGCTGCAGCTTGGTGGTGTCCAGGCAGTACGGGATAATTGCAATGTTCGCAAGACCAGAGCCCGCCACGTAGCCGTACTGCGTGTGGTAATACTGGGCAATGTCGACGTATGCGGGCAGGTGGCGAGACTCGGAGACGTCCACTCCGTTAATCTGCACCTTGAGCTGAAGTTTGGCGGCGGCGGCAGAGCCCGCGCCTCTGGTACCGTAGGTCGTGCCGTAGCTGGCAGCCTGGAATGCGATGAACTTGATCGGGTGGGCCAGTGCGAGCTCCTGCACAGGCTGGCTGGAAATGGGAATGCGCTGCACCTGCGTGATGAGCATGTCGTGTGCATTCTTGGAGAAGAACTCGCGCTCAGCCTGGTCGAGGTACACGAAATTGACCCACGCGTTGTACTGAATACCAGAGTAATTCGCCCCGGCCGCTGCGGCGTTCGTACCCACGGTGGACGCGCTTAGGTTCTGAGACCACGTGATGCGCAGCTCGACATCATGGTACTGCAGAGCCACGAGGGGTAGAGCCGCGGCCCAATCCTTGCAGAAGAAGAATTTGAGAGGGTAAAAAGTGGAAAGAGCATTCGAGGGGTTGGTGGCGGACACGGTGCCGTTGTTGAGGTACCGCTGGTTATACGTCTGGGAACCGGTGACCGGCTCAATATCCGTGCTGTACGCCAGGTCCTGCGTGTCAATAACCTGGCCGCCGATGAGCAACTCAACCTTATCGATGACGTTTGACCATTCCATATTCACCACGGCCGCGGCGTTCGAGTCACGGGCCGAGAAATATACGTAGCTCATAAGGTCGCCCTTCTTCTCGATGCGGATCGTAGAGACGGAGCCGCCCGTGGGCTGACCCTGAATCAACTGGCGCTCGTTGGTCGCGGCGTAATGAGTGTAGCGCTTGTAGTTTGAGCGGTAAAATGAAACTTCCGGCTTACCAGTCAACCAAGTGTCCTGGGCGCCAATCGAGACGAGCTGAACAATGCCTCCGCTCATTTTACTATCTGATCGAGGTTTTTTTTACCGAGGCTGGCGCAGTCAGACTTTAGACGACCGCCAGGGATGGGACGGCGATCGGATTATTATTCAGCTGATTACGAGCAACATTCAGGTTTGCAGGATCGGCCAGGGGGTTCATTTGAGACTTGAACTGGTTCAGTTTCCAGTAATCTGCTGGTTTGTAATTCTGGAACCGCCCGCCATTCATGTGAGGCAGAGGCACTGGAACCGACTCGGCGCGCAGGTTGGTCATAGTGCCTACGGCCCCCTGGGGATCTGCACGAACATTCATGCGTCCTGCATTTGCGGCACGATCCGGATTTACACGATTTCCGGTAGAGTGGGGCAACTGGCGGTCGGTCAGGTTGTTGTACGGCAGATACACACCCCACTGAGCCGGGCCGTATTCCAGCGTGTCCCCGCGGCTGCCAGTTTCTTGACGGTTCGTCGTCTTGCGCGTCTTGATGTTGTCTGGGCGCCCCTCGTGTGCGATCAACCGCCCACCTTGACCTTGGCCTTGCGTCTGGGCAGGTGCGCGCGTCCACGTTTTCGTATCCTTGGCCTGGTGCGTGATTGCACCGTTGATGAGTTGGCCTGGACCGATCGTCGTTCCGCCCTGCTTGACGAATGCGTCGGTCGGGCCTTTACCACCCGGAAGAGTCACGAGCTTCTCCTCATTCACGTTATTCGGCAATACTCTGAAATATTGCTGGAATCCACCGAGGGCGGGCACCTTCGAGTCTACACCGAGACCTGGACCCACATTCACTCTCTCAATTGGCTGAAGATTATTCATTTTGTTTGTAACATTCTGGCGATTGTACAGATCATAAACGGGTTGGCCGAATGGGAAACGATTGGCCTGCGGATTAATGTCGCCAAATGGAGCCACCTCACGCTTGGCGCCCACCTCGAAACCCTGGAAAGACCGCCCGTCGTTGCGACGAACCTGCATCTGTGCATCCTGTTGTGCGAAATTTCCATCCGACTGGATGAGATCCCCGCGCGTAATTTGATGAGGGGGTTTGGCTGGAATAGTGGTTGCCGGCGAGCTGAAACGCTGACCGGCAAACACAAGACCGACCACGGCTGCTAGAGCCAGTGGATCCATATTACTTTTAGTTTAGTTTTATTTTCAGCCGACGTATTGACGCTGGCCCGGGCCGGACATTGCGGACCACGGGGCGCCGTTCGGGTTGCCAACGGCGACGCTCGGATTGCGCTGATCGAACCGGTTGTTCTGATCGTTGCTGTACGTGCTCACTGGGTTCCAGGTCAGAACTGGAAAGGGATCGCTAATGTAGAGATTCGGGAAATCGTAAGCGCGCTCGTTGTAATAACGATTCCAGCGGTTGGTCGGCTGCGCGCGCAGGGCATCATCGACGCGCACGACGTCATCCAGAAGGATCGTTGCAGGGCCTTGCCAGATATTCTCCTGGAGCGTGAGATTGTCCGTCTGCAGAGTTCTGCCCATATTACTCTTGGCTTAGAAAATTACCGGCCGTTACCTGCCCGCATTTGTGTCTGCTCTGGGAAATGGAACCGATCCGACTCGGCGTCGCACGTGCCTGATCCATCCTTGCAAAATGGCCCGAATTTCGGACCGTATGAAGCTTCCGCGAACGCCGTCTGGTCGTTCGGTATGGTGGTGCTCGGGGCCGTGTAAAAGTTGCGCTCCGCGTCGCGCTTTCTCTCAAAGGGGTGAATAAACTCCCAGGCCTGTGAAACCTCCTGCTTGACGCTTGGGTACCACGCGGCCGCTGGACGGTCCGGGCGGTCCGTGTAATCCGTGTAAAGCACGTTGCCCATGGGATTGTCCACGGTGGGCATCGTAACGGTGTCCCGGCCAAACCACGGCGCACGCCCGTCACCAAATGTCGGGCGCAATTTGCCGTCCGGTATCATGTTTGACGTGAATAGGAAATAAAGAACGGCGAGGACGAGGATGCCAAGGGCCAGAATTCGTGCATCGCGCTTGATCAGGTACAGAATGCACATGGCGTAGACGATAAAGCGGGTCGTGGCTGCCACACGGTCCTTTGAAGACTGCATGGCGGTCGGCCAAAACTCAAGGAGCTTGTCGGATCTGAAGACTTCGCGTGGATCCATCTCTACTTGGTGCTTTCATTTTTTTACAGAAGAGGCCGCGGACCCCCTGGCTTCTTTTCGACGCGACGGCGAACCTGACGCTGACCGGGACGGGGCGCGCGCCCGCCAAGCATGGATGCGAGGGGATTTCCGCCACCCATGAGAGCCGCAAACGGGTTATCACCGCCCGCGCCGCCGAGAAGACCAGACATCATGCCCTGAATGGCGCTCGGGTCAAACGCCCCGCTCTCT